TACATGGGAAACATCACACAGCTATACTGCACTAAAGATTGCACAAGCTATTAACGATTTTCCGTCTGGCCCAGAATATGAGGCAACAGCGGTCAACCAGTTCGTCAACATCATATCAAAAGAAAGTGGATCGTCTTACAACAACAAGACAATCGCTATTACTACAGCTGGCAACGTTACGACTGCGTTTGACCCAACAAACCAGAACTATCTGGATGGCGGTGCTGATGCGGCGACAATCAATGCATATTCGCCTGGTAAGTTTATCATTCCTGTTAAAACAAAGATGTACGCGCTGTCAGACAGCTTGCTGCACTTTTCTGCAATCGATGACCCGACAGAATGGAACGACACGACGTTGGGTGCTGGGTTTATTAACCTTGCAAACCATTCGCGCGGATCAGAAGACCTGAAAGCGATTGCGACATACTTTGACAACATTGCCGTGCTTGCTGAAGAAGCCATACAGATTTGGTTCGTTGATGCTGACGAAGCACTGAACCAACAAATACAGGTTTTGCAGAACACAGGAACGATTGCGCCAGACAGCGTAGTAGAATTTGGCGAAAACGATGTGTTTTACCTATCGCTATCTGGATTGCGCAGTTTGCGTTCGCGTGACTCTTCGAACGCTGCGTTTGTTGGTGACATCGGCAACCCGATTGACCAGCTTATTGTTGAGGCGATCCAAGAAAACCGAACACTTGCTGAGTTATCCAAAGCGACACTTGAACAGCGTGATGGGCGTTACATCCTTGCGCTAGGCAATAAAATGTATGTGTTCAGCTTCTTCCCGTCATCTAAGGTATCGGCGTGGTCGGTATATGAACCAGGTTTTGTGGTTGATCGATGGGCGTATGACGGGCGCCAGACACTCTGCCGCAGCGGCAACACCTTGTATTCGTTAGGCGGTGAAAACGGTGACGTTTACGACAGCAGCGAAGTCGTTGTGCAGATGCCGTTTCTTGATGGAAGCAGCCCAGCGACATTCAAAGACTTTCACGCAATCGATGTCACATGTGAAAACGTGTGGGACGTATCTATAGCAACCGATCCGCAAGACATAGAAACGCGAGAAGAAGTTGCCACAGTTTACAAAACAACGTTTGGCTTGGGCCGTGCTGGGATAACTGGATACAGCACTCATATCGCGCCCCGCTTGCGCTGCCAGCAACCTGGTCGTGCTAAGTTAGGCAACATTGCAATCCACTACACAGCGGCGGAGAGCGGTTAATGTTTCTACGACAGGCGGAGCCAGAAGAAGTCTTCTATGTTGCAGAAAACATGCGAGAACGAGATTTTTGGGAAATATCTGCATTACGGTATGCGGATGATCGTAAACAGATCGCCTATGACCTGGCAGACAAACTCGCAAACTTTCATACAGTATATGTGTTGGGTGTGGATAAGCCGATAGTGTGTTTAAGCTATTTGCCAGTTCGTCCAGGCGTGTGGAGTTTGGGGATGTTTGCGACTGACGAAATCAAAAAAGTCGGTCTTTTCCTGACAAAGCGCATAATTCGCGATATAATACCTACATTAGATATGGTGAACGCGCACCGTGTTGAGGCGTATAGTATCGACGGATACGAGGAAATACACAACTGGTTGCGTTTTCTAGGTCTGAAGGAGGAATGCACGTTGAAGAAGTACGGCAAAAATGGCGAAGACTTCAAAGTGTTTTCGTATGTCAGACAATCCGAAGGCAACGTTGCATGGCGCAAGAGTGGCGAGGTAAGTTGATATGTGTTTAGGTGGCGGTGGTAGCAGTTCACTGAACGAAGAATACGAACAGCAACGGGCGGAGGAAGCGGCTCGTCAAGCGCGTATTAAATCAGGCATGGAAGAAATCAACAATGCTTTTGCTGGGTATGATGATGATTTCTACGCACAACGCCAAGCCGACTATCTCAACTATGCGACACCAGAGATTGAAGATCAGTACGTCGATGCGATGAAAGACCTAACACGGGCTTTGGCGCGGAGCGGTAACCTGAATAGCAGCCTTGCCGCACAGCGCCGTGCGGATTTGCTCGAAAAGAAAAGCAAAGCAGAGGCGACAGCTGCGCGTAAAGGGCAGGGGTATGTCAACGATACTCGTTCCGCGTTAGCAAACGTTAAAAGCAATTTAATCCAGCAAAACAATGCACTGGCTGACCCGACTTTGATTGCGGGAATGGCTGCTAATCAGTCTCAAGCGGCGTCAGCTTTGCCAGAGTTTTCGCCTATTGGGCAGCTGTTTGCGGGTGCAACACAAGGTTTAGCGACGCAACAGCAATTAGAAGCGCGTAACAAGAACCGTTACGAAATGGCAGAATTATTCAACATGGGCGACAGATCGCGGGTTGTTCAGTAAGGAAGGGCTGAGATATGTGTGAATCAGATACAAGCAGCAGCAACGACAGTGGCAGCAACGACAACGGAAGCACAGCTGTTGTAACTCCAGTACCAGCTCCTGCGCCAGCCCCTGCGCCAACACCCGCTCCAGCGACAGAAGCAGTAACTGGCGTTGCAGCTGGCGAAATCACAACAGATGAAAACGGTAACGCGTACAGGGTCGTGGACAATGGCGGTTATACAACTCGCGATTACAGTGTTGCGGCCCCTGCGTCATCCGCACCCGCGTCATCCCCATCTACTGGCGGATCAAATAACTTTATCCAGACTATTGCGAACATTCTGACGCCAGGTGACGGCCAAGAGTATGTAGATGGCGTTTTAGTGGATACACCGACTGTTTTGGGTGGCCGCAGACTAGATGCTGACAATCTTGCTGGCTCCAATTCCGCACCAACCGCAAACGCTGGCACAGCTAATGCGGTTCAAGACTACACGCCGCCAGAGCAAGGAAGCAACGATTTTGGTCAGAACGTAGCAAATATTCTAACGCCAAACGATGGAACCACATACGTCAACGGCGTTTTGATGGGTGACTATCAAGGCCCGAATATTGATGGTTCAGCTGGTTACAACGCGACAGGTTCTGGCTTAAACGATCAAGCGTTTACTATGAGTACCAACCCACTGTTCCCAAATAACAGCGCTATAACGGATGGTGGAACAACAATTACATCGCCAAACGGCACAGTAACGACACTTGCGGATCAACAAGCCAACTTTACTGATCCAAACTTCAACACAGATGCACCTGGTTTAATCGCTACAATAGAGCAAGACGGAACGCGTGTGCGCAACCCTATTCAACCGACTGTATCTACGCCTGTTGACAGCGGCCCTAGCCAAGAAGAAATCGAAAACCAGCGACGTATTGAAGAAGAAACGCGCAAAGCAGAAGAAGACTCAAGACTAGCCGCCGAACGTCAAGCAGCTATTGATGGCGCGCTAGGTCGCCTGTCAGACGCATTCGGCTTTGCAACTAACGATTACTTTTCTGGGCTTGGCACAAATTACCGAGATCAGGGTTTGTCGCCAGCGTTTACAACGGCATACGACGATGCTGTTCGCGGCGTGTTCGACACCTACAAAGCAGCTGGGATGCTTAATCAGTCAGACGTCGATGATGATTTGAAATTTATTTCGTCATCAGGCGGTTCTGAGCAAGATCGTTTAGACAACATTGTTAGCAACTATGTCACGGCAAACCGTGAATACGTTTCTGACGGCATGAGTTCTATTGCAGATCAAATCCGAGGATTGGGTTCTGTCGAAGATATTAACAACTTTGACACGGTTGCTGCATCCCAACCATATCGTCAACCAACTGAGCAAAGCGTTGTAGACTTCTTCACTGACTTTGCGAAGCGTTCATACGATCCAAGTTACAACGTCGATCCATCAGCCGTATCGAGCGGTGGCCCACGACGCGTATCAGGTTCAGTCGATCAGTTAGGCGCTGGGACACAACCGTCAACAGTCGCAGGGATATTCGATCCTCTAGCTGGCTCTAGTGCAAGGGTGGTGGCATAATGTGTGATGCAACAACTTTAATTTCCATAGGCGCACAAGTCGCTGGTGCAGCGGTACAGAATGACGCCAGGAACCAAGCGGAACGCGGTCAGGCTGCGCTGATGCGGCAAAACAGGGCGCAGAACCGCCAGCTGGAAGACAGTCAACGAGCGGCGATACAGTCTGCGACAGCCCCGATTGAAAGCACAACTGGCAAGCAGGGGATGGATGATGCAGCATCAGCACTGGCGAATGTTCTTAGATCAGCTATTAGCGGTAACACTGGCAGGGTCGGGGCTGTTAATCGAACTGCACCTAAGATTGTTCAGGATGCAGCCGCAGCCGCTAACGCTCAAGCTGTTGCCAAAGCACAAGCGCAAGCGAATGCCGTCGCAAAGTTGGATGGACTTAACCAATACCTTCAAACAACCGTAGCGCCTAAAATCGCAGATGCGAGTGCGACAGGGCAGCTTACAGGCAACTTTATGCGCGGCAATTCTAGCGTATTGGACACTGGATTGCGCGCTGAAGGATCAAAAGCATACAGCCCATTAGCGCAAATTTTGTCAGGCGCTGGTCAGGTAGGATTAGCTTACGGCCTGTCCGATATGGACAAGGCAGATAAAGTTGTAAAAGTCGCTGGAGATTAACAAGATGGCAAGGCAAAACCCATACGCAATGGATCCATATTTAGCGCAAGGCTTTTCGAACCTAACGAAAGCCTTGATTGGTGATGCCGAGACTGATTATCAGGTTGCGCGTACTGATTACACAAAATCGCAGCAAAACAGACTAGACCAGCTGCTGCCTTACGAGTTGAAGTCAGAGGAGGCGCTTGCGTCACAACGCAATGCAGCCGCTGTTGCCTCGCAAGCTATGGCAAAACTAAGAGCGGCAGAAACGCTTACTGAAAACGAACTTCGCGACCCAA